AACAAAATATCTATGATATCTATTGTCAACAGGAGACACATAGGGCACAACAACTTCTTCAGAAGACCATTCAAGTATAGAAGGAGTTTCATCACAGTAGACCATGAATCTACGTTCCAACAAACTACGATATGTAATATTAGTTGGGTTACCTTTGTACTTTTGATAGTTTTTAGGTTTAAATTTACCTTTGTATGACATAAATAGAATATACTTTAAAGTTTAAATAGGAGTAATAATGGCAACAGATGCTATATTTGGCATTCCACAAGGTATCGCATCATATCCTTCAACAGGAGGTTTAGTTTTTGGTTCCGATTATGGAAGCCAAGACTTTGTTGTGCCGATGGCTAAATTTGTATTTTATGATACTAAAGGTGTTCCTTTATCTGGATCCAGCGCACCAACTATTTATGTGCGTCTTGGAGGCACTTTTAATTCTACGTTAACCAATGGTTATCAAGAAGCACAAGGCATCATGGGAAGTCCAACTGGCAAAAGTATATTTGAAGGAGAAGAGGGTAAGGCATTAGGTAGATTGGGATCATCGTTTATTGAAGGTCTCCAGAAACAAATTGTGCAGGGTGTTGCTGGTGCAACAGGATATGTTGCGAGTGCTGGTCAATCAGGAAAAACTCAAGTTGAATTTTTACAAAGAATCATGTTGAATAACTTTCAGCAATTGATTTATCAAGGTCCAACATTTAGACGATTTCAATTGCCTTTTATTATGAAACCGCATAGTTTAGATGAAGCAGAAACTATGTTGTCGATTATTTCATCATTTCGAGTTGCATCGTCACCTAGAACAGGAACAGAAACAGGTAGTATTGATAGTACGATTGAGGACCTTGGGAGAAGAGCAGATCCAAATAACTTGTTGAAAACTGGAGATGAAGTGCCGCCAGATGAAAAAGCGTATGAAGGTGGTACAGAAAATAAAGAGTATCAGGCAGCATTAAGAGATTTTTTAAATAGACAATCAATATTAACCGATGCAGATGAGGCGGCTGCCGACACAATTGTTCAGAATAGCGGACAAGTTTTTACGTTTGGTTATCCGGACATGTGTAAATTTGAGTTAATTCTTTATAAAAAAGGCGGTGAAGGAGATATAGTCACGCTATTCAAATCAGAATTTTGTATGATTGAAACTGTATCGGTAGATTATGGTGCATCAAACAAAATGACATTCTTTGATGGCAAAGGAAACAATAGTCAATATTTTCCAACAGACGTTAACTTAACAATTTCACTAAGAGAGTCTGTTCTTATTACTGCGCCTAAGGCTTCGCAACAATATTTAAGCGGAACGGTATTACTATAATGAGCATATTTACTTTATACCCAAAAATAGCATACAAGGTAAACGAATATGATTTCCTTAAAGCAATTGACATAACACAGTCTACTAAAATTAAGAGTTTTTTAAGAGACTATCGAGGCATCTCTTTCAATCCATATACTATTAAAAATGGAGAAAGACCTGATAACGTTGCACATAAATTTTATGGTGATTCAAACCTAGATTGGGTTGTTTTACTGACAAATGAAATTTATAACATCTATGACGAATGGCCTAAGAGTAACACGGACTTTGAAGAATATTTAATTGAAAAATATGGCAGTATTGCGACCACATTGTCTACGACACAATATTATTACAATGCAAGCAAAGATATCATTGATGCAACAACATACAATGCATTGAGTATTTCAAAAAGAAGTTCTGAGACCATATACGAATACGAACTAAGAAAAAACAATAATAAATCAAAAATTAAACTTATTCGAACAGATATAATTGGTGCAATTCAATCAGAATTAAAATCGTTATTATACAAACCAGTGAGATAAAATGGCAATTTTAAAACAAACCACTCAAAATAGACTTGAGCAGAGTAATGACTCGTCAATTTCTGGTTCGTCTAATAATACATTGACTGGCAATAAAGTTGTTATTAAAAAAGATTCTAATGTTCCAAACAATATTGGTGGTACATTTGAACTTAAAAAAATTGCATTACTGATGAATGATGGAAATCAAATTGATATCAAAGGTTATTTTTCAAATTTAGTCGTAGAAGAAAATCTTTTTACGTCAAGCATTAGTGGGCAATTGACAATTACTGATAGCGCAGGTGGCTTGGAGAAGTTCGTAATTCATGGAGGTGAAACTCTCATATTGAAAATGTGCAAACCAAATAGTGATGATATCATCATTTGGAGAGAAGATTTAATTGTACATAGAATTTCAAAGAATTCAGTTTCACCATTAAGTTTGCTGAGTAAGTTTGATATATTTTTCACATCAAAATCGGCTGTTAACTCGCTAAAGAAAAATTTGTTTAAAAGTTATAAAAACGCTACAGTTTTGGAAGCTGTCACTTCAATTTATAAAGAAATGAGTTCAAATGATCTGATTACTGAAGATCCAAAAATAACTTTAACAACTCCATTTATTAGTACTGGCGTTTCTCCACACAAAGTAATTGACTATCTAGCACAAAGATCATGCACTAAAGATAAGTATTTTGTATTTTTTGAACGATTCGTTCCGATTTATGGTAACTATCCAGATGGAACACCATTTACAGCTTCTCATTATTTTGGTAGTGTAGAAAAACTAATAAAAGATGCACAGAATATTCCAGCGAAAACAATTGTGTTTGCACCAAAAATTAATGCAACCTTTGAGGGTGCTACAATTCGTGCTTCTAGATATGAAAGATTAGAAAATTTTAATCATATGAGTGGTATGCTATTAGGATTTTATAATAGCACGATATCGTCAATTAATCCTATCAAAAGAAGTTATAAAGTTCAAAAAATAAACTATGCAGATGATAAAGACGAAACGCAAGATTTCTATTCAAATAAATTGTTTAGCACATTGAACATTTTCAACACATACAATGATATCGGAAATGAAACGCCTGGACGAAAATTAATTCTCTCAAGTATTAATGAGTCTGTCAATAGAGAATCTTGGTTAGGTAATCATATCTATGGACAACTCTCAAAAAGTATGTTTAAAATTTCTGTAGACATTCAAGGTGGTACAAATACAATTGGTGTTGGTAACGTTGTAAACTTTGCAACACCGAGTCAAATTTCTGTTATGTTGAATCCTCAGTCAGCATTTCCAGAACTTGATCCAGTTTACTCCGGCAAATATCTTGTGACTGCGGTAATACATTCAATGTCATCGACACAATATGTAAAAACAATCCATTTGAGTAGAGGATCATCTCCATTAAATTTTGATAAGCACACACAATATGATGACACATTTGAAGACATTAAAGCAAGCATTAAAATTGCATTAGGAAATAAAAGGACAACATGAAACTTAAATTTTCAGAGTATGTAGACTTAAAAGACTACAAAGCGACTCAACTTGTAGAGAAACAAATTCTTTACAACAATGGCGCAAAGTACGGGCAGATTGTGTTCCTTGCTGGTGGTGCAGGTTCGGGTAAAGGCTTTGCTGTTCAGCACTTCATGCAAGGGTCTGAATTTAAAATACGTGACGTTGATGAATTGAAGATTGCATTTCAAAAGTTAGATGCGCTTGGTAAATTCACAACCCAAGATTTGCTCGACAAATATGGCGACAAAATTTCTCAGAAAGATAAAGAACTTATTCAAAGAGAATTGACCGACAAGAATTTGAAAATGGGTGAATTGAATCTTAAGACTCCAACTCACGTTTATATTCTACACGTTCTTATTCGTGCAACTGACGTAAAAAACAAAACGTTAGACTTGATGCTTGCTGGCGCTGAAAAAGGACAGTTACCAAATCTTATTTTTGATAGCACATTCAAAGAAGTTGAAGACATGACAGATGTTTTGCCAAAATTATTTGAAGCTGGATATGAACCAAAGAACATTCACGTATCTTGGGTTCTGACTAATTATCAGATTGCAATCAAGAACAACAAATCAAGAGCAAGAGTTGTGCCAGAAGACATTCTGCTTGCTACTCATGCGGGTGCGGCACAGACTGTATATAACTTAGTAACAACTGCAATGCCACCAACTGTTCAAGGCGGCATTTACGTCATTCTAAATAATCCAGAGAATACAATTTTCATTGTTGATCCGCAAACAGGTAAAGCATACAAAGATAAGAAGGGCAATCCTGTTATCAAAGACTTCAAGTATTTGGTACTTAAAGAACCAGGAAAACCTGCTAAGAAAGAACTTGATGTGAAAAAACAATTACTCACTTGGATCAAAGACAATGTTCCTCCAGGTGCAGTAGACACATCAGAACTAGACAAGTTATGAAAAAATTTAAAGAGTTTATACAAGGCACTACTCTTTCACAAGAAGAGTGGGAAGAAGAAGTTTTTGGTCCAAAATCGAGTGAGACACTTAAACAAGTGTGTGACGAAGATCAGGAAAAAGAAATTCAGCACTTCAAGAACACGGAAAATTGATGAGAAATTTTTTAGGACATGATGGTTTTATTTGGTGGATTGGAATTGTTGAAGATATCAACGATCCTCTGACACTAGGTAGATGCAAAGTCAGATGCTTTGGTTATCATCCAGCAAAGAAGACGAATTTAGTTCCGACTGAAGACTTGCCGTGGGCGTTAACTATTCACCCCCTAAACACTCCAAACCTTTATGCAAGTCCTAAAGTTGGTGAATGGGTTTTTGGTTTCTTTTTAGATTCATTGTCTGCACAAGAGCCTGCGATTCTTGGATACTTGCCTGCAATTCCAGAAGCGGCATCTGAGTATTTCGGTACCGCACCTAATTTAATTAGAAATTTTGCTAGAGTCAATACTGCAAATAATTCAGCAAATACAATTTGTTGGGAGATTGGTAATAACATAGTTGAAATTGTTACGCAATCTTTAACTGAAGCAAATGGACATATATTAATTGAACATAAAACTGGTGCTAAAGTTAATATAGATTCTAATGGAAAAATTTTAATATATACACCAACTAATGATATTTCAATTGAAGCACCAAATGGAGATATCAATTTAAACGCAAAGACCATTAATTTAACGGCGACAGAATCAATAACAACTAAATCAACTTTAGCGACAAGTATTATTGCTGGAGGACTTGCTTCTATTACTGCTGGTGGTGCGTTTACTGCGACTGCTGGACTGTACGCAAGTGTACGTGCGCTTCTTGGCACATTGAATCTTCAATCGTCATCAGGAACAACAATTACAGCACCTTCAGTTAGTGTGACTGGAATATTAGAAGTTGCTGGACCAATAACAGGTGCAGTTTCTGTAACTGCACCAATTGTAACTACAGGAACTACAAGTCTTGGAACTCACGTTCATGGTGGAGTTCAACCTGGCGGTGGATCAACATCTACAGGTATAGGTTAAAATCACAGTCTACACAGTAATATAGCATACTGTCAAGAAAATGTCAACATTTTATAAGGAAATAATAATGACAAATCACGAAAACTTAGTAAATTTATTTGAATCATATCTTGCAGAAAGTGTAAAGTTTGACGAAAAAGGAAACAAAGCCGCAGGAACAAGAGCAAGAAAAGCATTAGCCGAGTTCACCAAAGCCGCAAAAGAACGTAGAAAAGAAATTCAAGACGCTAAAACAGTAGAATAACAGATATAAATAAAAGAAAAAAATGGCTACTTTAAATTTTTACAAAGACCTTTCATTAGATTTCACCCCTCATCCTGTGAGTGGTGATGTACGTCCTATTGTAGACGATTTAGCCATTAAGCGTTCAATAATAAATCTGATTACAACTCCTAGGGGTAGAAAACCATTTTATCCAGAATACGGATGCACAATTGGCAATTATTTATTCTCTAATCCAGATGTTTTTACTAAAAATAGTATAAAAGATAGTGTGTATGACGCACTTACAAATTATGAATCCAGAATTGATGTTATTGAAGTTCTACCAACGTTTAGTGATGATGGAATTTATTTACAAATTCAGTATAGAATAAAAAATACGAATATAATTTCAAGTATAACTACAACAGTCAAAAGGATAGCATAATGGCATCGGACAATAATTTAAAACTGGATGCGTTAGATTTTCAAGGAATAAAAACTAATTTTAAATCCTATCTACAAGCGCAGGATCAATTCAGAGACTATAACTTTGAGGGGTCTGGACTTAATGTTCTATTAGACTTGTTGGCATATAACACCTACTACAATTCATTCTATCTAAACATGGTATCCGCTGAAGCATTTTTGCCAACGGCGCAAAAAAGAAATTCAGTTGTCAACTTGGCTAAGTCATTAAACTATACGCCACGTTCAGTCACATCCGCATCTATTAGCGGAACTGCAACGGTAACAGTTACTGGTTCTCCAACTAGCGTTACTATTCCAGCGTACACTTCTTTCACGGGTTCTGTAGATGGAGTATCATATAACTTCTTAAATACGACTTCCGTAATTATCACACCAGCAAGTGGTGTGTATAGTTCGGCTATATCACTTAAAGAAGGCCGTTATATCAATAGAAGATATACTGTAAACTTAAATGATCCAGACCAAAGATTTTTGATTCCAAATAAAAATGTTGATACTGCAACTTTGACTGTTAGCGTTTTGAATTCTTTTGTAGACAGTACAGTAAGAACATTCTCTAAAGTAACTAGCTTAGTTGAAGTTGCTTCTACAACTAGAGTGTATTACTTAGAAGAAGTTGAAGACGAACAATACGAAATCAAATTTGGCGATGGCGTATTTGGCGTTGCATTAGACGCTGGCAATATTGTTGTGCTTGAATATCTTGTGTCTAACGGATCTTCAGCAAACGACATTCAAACGTTGACATACGCTGACGCAATTAGTGGTGTAACAGCAATCAATTTTGTTTCATCTGATCCAGCAACAGGTGGTGCAGACAGAGAAACAGTCAATCAAATTAAATTCAATGCTCCAAAAGCATATGAGGCACAGAATCGTGTGGTAACAGCCGATGATTATAAAACTCTAATGTTACAGCAAGCGACAGTGGATTCTTGCGTTGTGTGGGGTGGTGAAGATAATGATCCGCCAACATTTGGAAAAGTATTCATTGCAGTCAAACCAACTACAGGTGATGTGCTGACTGCAACAGAAAAACTAAACTTAATTAATTCTGTAATTAAACCTAAAAAAGTTTTAACTATATCTACAGAAATTGTTGATCCCGAATACACATATATTATTGTTGATGTTACTGTAAAGTATCAGTCAGACACAACAATTTTAAGTTCGGCTGAAATTAAACAGCTGGTAATTGACACAATTAAATTATACAATTTGAACGAAATAAATCAGTTCTCCAAATATTTTAGATACTCTAAATTGTCTAGACTAATTGACGTTTCTGAAAGATCAATATTAAGTAGCGTGACTACAGCACAAATGAGAAAAGAACTTGACATTCAATTGGGTGTTGGCACAAGATACGAAATTGGTTTTTCAAATCGAATTGACAATGCGACAAATGGTAGACCGTCAACGCATCCAAATGGTGTGGGCAATAAGATCACATCAAATTCATTTACTTTTGGTGGATTTTCAAATTGTTTCTTAGAAGACAACAATGGCATAATTCGTATTTACCGAGTGTTAGGTATTGAAAACATAGCAGTATCAAATAATGCAGGAACAA